AATCAGGACATTCAGGTCGGGCGGTTCAAGATCATCCCCGATCGGGGAGGCCATGAGGTCTCGCCGGATGCCGAGAGGAAGATCGAAACGAGCGTCAAATGGGGCCCCCGGAAGGGAACCTACTCGAATGGTCGGGGCGAGAGGGCTAGCGCCATCAAGACTCAGCGATCGATTCGCTTCCGCATGGTCAACGAGACGCCGCGCACGGACCTGGAGCAGGAGCGCAGCGCGTGAACGCCGTCTCGCGCTCCGCGGCTCCATCGAGGAAGCGTCTCGCAGGATCGCGTGAACAAGTAGCCGCCACCCCCTGGCGCTCCCGCATCGTCGGCTCGGGCGAGGAGCCGCCCGACCAGCTCCTCGCCAACCCCCGCAACTGGCGCACGCACCCCGGCGCCCAGCGCGACGCTCTGCGAGGCTCGCTCTCGGAGGTGGGCTGGGTCCAGCAGGTCCTCGTCAACCGGACGACGGGCCACGTCGTCGACGGCCACGCCCGCATTGAGGAGGCGATCTCCGCTGGTGCTCCGACCGTCCCGGTGCTGTACGTCGAGCTGACGGAAGAAGAAGAGCGGCTGGTCCTGGCGACGTTCGACCCCATCGGCGCAATGGCGCAGGCCGACTCGGTTCGGCTCGATGAGTTGCTCGCCGAGCTGAACGCCAACGACCCTGGGCTGCAAGCACTGCTCGACTCGCTCGGGACTCGGGAGCCGAAGGTCGGGCTGACCGATCCCGACGACGTGCCACCGTTGGCGGAGACGACGATCAAGGCGGGTGATCTGTTCTCGCTCGGGGAGCACCGGCTGCTGTGCGGCAATGCGACGAGCCCGCAAGACGTGGCCCGTCTGCTCAATGGCGCGGAGCCGACGCTCCTCGCGACTGACCCGCCCTACGGTGTGGCGCTCGACCCGACCTGGCGCGATGGCGTGTACAACGGCCTGGATAGGTCCGCGCCCGGCGGCATGCACGTCAAACAACTGGCCGAGCGGCCGTACATGATGGGGAATGGCGCAGGTGGCCAACCTGACGCTGAGGACGCCACACGGGCGCCCGGTGGCGCTCATGGGCGCACCGCCGGCCATCGCAACACGACGATCTCGGGCGACACGCGAGCCGACTGGTCCGAGGCATTCGCCCTGGTGCCATCCCTCCAAGTCGGCTATGTCTGGCACGCTGGAGTCCATGCGGCCGAGGTAGCTGAGGGCCTCGTCAGGATCGGTTTCGAGATCGTCAGCCAGATCATCTGGGACAAGGGCCTCTTCGCCATGGGCCGCTCCTGGTATCACTGGGGCCATGAGCCCGCCTGGGCCGTTCGGCGGCCGGGCGTACCGAACCTCTTCGTTGGCACCGACCACACTCAGAGCACGATCTGGCGGGCGCCCTCCCCGAAGATGCTGATGGGTGGCTCCAAGGAGGATAAGTACGACCACCCCGCCCAGAAGCCGGCCATTCTCTACGAGATCCCGATCGCCAACCACATCGGCGACGTATACGACCCCTTCCTGGGCTCGGGTACAACGATCATCGCCGCTGAGCGCCTCGGTCGTCGTTGCTTCGCGATGGAAATCGACCCCCGCTACGTCGCAGTCGCCATCAAGCGATGGGAAGACTTCACCGGCCAGCAGGCGGTACAGGTCGATGGCTAGGGCGACCCGGCCTACCGAGGGAGCTGGCGCGGTATCGCTCCAGCTCGTCGACGGTGATGACGTAGGTCTTGCCGAACAGTCGAGCCGTCAGGCGACCCAACTGGACCTGGTGGCGCAGGGTGGCCGAGCTGATGCCAAGTTCGGCGGCAGCCTCGCTGAGGGTGAGCATCTACTCGGCCTCGAGGAGTTCGATCTCTGCGAGCTCGTCGAGTGCGGCCTGCAGGCGGCGGGAGGCGGCGACCTCGTAGCGCAGGGGTGCGTTGGCAACCAGGGCGTTGAGGGCGATCTCGGCGATGCGGACCTTGATCTGGGCCTGCTCGCGAAGGGCGTCGAGGGTGTCCTGGTCCGTGCCGCTGGTCTGGGTCGTCATCTGGGTCTCCTTCGTGGTTGTGCCCTTAATGTGCTCGCTATCGGCCAGATAGCGAGGTGCCGATCGGCACGTCCGAGAGACGGTCGCCCCGCCACCCTCAGCCGCGGGGCGGTGCGCCTTGGCTAGACCGACCAAGCGCACCCCCGAGGTCGAGCAGATGATCCTCAACGCTCTTCGGATCGGCAACACGCGCACCGACGCGGCGTTGGTGGCAGGCATCAACCGCGACACGCTCCACGAGTGGCTGGCCTTCCCGGAGTTCTCTGACGCCGTCGAGCGGGCCGAGGCCGAGGCGCGGGCTCGGGCCGTGGGCTATCTCGCCAAGGCTGCAGCGGGGCACTGGCAGGCCGCCATCGCGTTCCTCGATCGCGGGGCGGCAGAGAGGGCACGGTCAGAGATCAACGACGCGATGCGCGAGCACATCGAGGACATGCACGGCGAGGCGAGGCGCGGATGAGACTGCTGCGGCCGTGCCTTTCCTGCGGGGTGCCCACGACGGACTCGCGCTGCCCCGCGTGCGACCCGTCTCGTCTCCCCGGCAGTACCCGCAATCACCGGGGCGTGCCACGGCAAGAGCGTGGACATGGAGCGGACTTCCAGCGACGCAGACGCGAGCTGCTCGGCCAGCCGTGCCACTGGTGCGGCCGGCCGGCGGACACGGCCGACTACCTGGTGCCGTGGAGTCGGGGCGGCACGCTGGACTCGCTCGTTCCGGCCTGCCGGCACGACAACTACGCGCGGGGGAACCGTCAACCGAAAGGCCCTGCGATGTCTCAGTTCCACCAAGGTCGGGCGAATGTCTCTAGATAAGCTTGACCCCGGCATCGCTCGCGCCGTCCATATCCTTCGCTCAGAAGGTGTCGAAACCTGCCAGTCCTGTGAGGGTGGCCCCGGCCACTCCTACCCGGAGCCAACCGTCCGGTTTTTCGGGTCCCGGGCTGCGGGATGGCATGCCCTCAGCGTGGCGGACGACTACGGGCTACCGGTGACGAAGCTAAGGCTGACGTGGAACATCGACGACGGACTGCCCGAGGACGGCGCGGTCTGGGAGATGGTCTTCGCCGAGCGGCTCAGAAACGACCTTTGTCCTTCTTCCGCGAGCACTGATCGCAGCGATCACGACCATCCTTCCCCTTCGCCCAGTTGTCATGGTGGATTTGCTCTCCGGTCGGACAGTTGTCGTAGATGTGATAGACGTACCTGTCCTCCGGAGAGGTCGAGTGATACGCCGGTACGCGGGCCATTGTTCATCCTCCCCTTGGCCATCAGGCGCCTAATAGCCCCGCGACTTCCTCGCAGGTCTACACATGATCGCTGACGCCAGCCGCACTAGCATTGGCAAGCTCCCGGGTACGCTGCGTCTGCTCGTAGATCGCCGAATTGGCGGCAGCGTGAGCTACCTGCTAAGGGACGAGGAGGCGCTAATGCAGGTGCCCGACGAGATACGCAAGTGCGTGGGGTATGTCGGAGTCGTCACGTCGCCCGGATCGGGTCCCGTGCCCGGCGGAACGTTCTTCCTGCTAAGCGTGCCAGCCGGTCCGCGCCATGTCTTCCTGTATGCGGTCACAGCTGCCCACGTCATCGACGGGGTAGAGAGGGACGGCCGAGACCTCAACGTCCACCTACGCGTCAATCTGCGGACGGGAGGCGTTGCGTGGGCGTCCTCCCGGGTTCTGGATTGGCGATTTCATCCGACGAAGGCCGGCGTCGATGTTGCTGTTCTCCCGTTGAATCCCGGCATCCTGGCGGCAGCAGACCTCCTGTCCGTGCCGATCACGATGGCCGCAACTCCGGAGGTCCTAGCCTCGCGTGGGCTCAGCCACGGTGACGAAGTGTTCTACACGGGCCTGTTCACGAAGCACGTTCCGGACACCCGCAACATCCCGATCGTCCGCATCGGCAACATCGCCGCGTTGCCCGAGGAGCCAATCCCCTGGCGTCGCGAACGGGTGAGCGGCACCGAATTGGTAACGATGGACCCTCCGTACCTCGTCGAAACGAGGTCCATCGGCGGACTAAGCGGATCGCCCGTCTTCGTCAATCTCGGCGGGGTTCGGCAGCAGGGAAGGAGCGTCTCGATGATCGCGGGGCCTCAACCGTTCTACCTGCTTGGGCTCATGCATGGGCATTGGGACATTGACCCAAGTCGCGTCTGGACCGCGACAGTCCAACAGGACTCCCTAAGGGAGGAGATGGTCAACATGGGCATCGGTATCGTGGTCCCGATCGACTCAATCCGAGAGGTCCTTGACCAGCCGATCCTCAAGGACCCGAGGGAGGCATTCGTAGCGGCCGAAACTGCCGCAGACCTACCGACGGCCGACTAATGCTCCGGTCTTGTGGTGCCCTTCCGCCGCGGGTTCTGCAACTGCAGCCGCGGCTCCCGACAGAAGGTCCCGGTTTTTGTGGGGCGCCTCCCCCGCAGGTCCGTGGCGCTAGCCATCGTGAACCCGGTAGGACTCTCAGTTGAAAAAGCACGCATGCCGGAAAACCCCAGGTAGGAACCTGTGACCGATGCCGAGACTGCCCAAACCCAAGCCGCTCCGCCAGAACACCGAACGCCGGGACCTGGGTCTGGTCGCCCTCGACGGTGGCCTAGTGGTGCCGCCTGCTCCAACCGGCTGGCTGGCCGAAAGCAAGACCGAGTGGCAGGCATTCTGGACGAGCCCTCTCGCGGCTGCTCTCCTGCCGGTGACCGACGAGCCAGCGGTGCGTCGCCTGTTCGGCTTGCGCGACGAACGCGAGCGCATGATGCGCGGCATCCGCAGGCAGCGCCTCGTGCCAGGCGCCCGCGGGCAGCCGCGGGCCAACCCGCTGTATGCGCAGCTCGCCTCGTTCGACTCGGAGATCCGCCAGCTCGAAGACCGCATCGGCCTTACGCCGCAGGCCCGCCTCAAGCTCGGCATCTCGCTCGGCGAGGCGCAGCGGTCGCTCTTGCAGATCGCGGAGGCCGTCGATGGTGATGAGGACGCCGCGAAGGCCGACCTTCTTCTCGCCTATGCCGGACCCGATACCGTCATCGAAGGGCCCGGCCGTGGTGGCGTGGATGGAAGCCAACCTCGTCCACGGACCCGGAGACGTGCAGGGTGAACCTTTCCGCCTTCCGGGATACCTGAAGCGCTTTCTATACCGCCTCTACATGGTCGACCCGCAGGGCCGGCGCATCGTTCGTCGAGCCTTGCTCGGCGTCGCGAAGGGCAACCTCAAGACCGAGTTGATGGCAGCAGTCGGACTGGCGGAGCTGGCGGGCCCAGTCGCGCCGCGGGCGCCGGAGGTGCGCATCGCCGCGGCGTCGTTCGACCAGGCGGACATCCTCTTTGGTACTGCTCGGGTGATGATCGAGGAAGGTCCGCTGAAGGATCGATTCTGGGTCTTCGATACGGAGATCAGGCCAAAGGACCAGCCAGGCGTTCTCAAGCGGATCGCTGCTGCCGCAGGGACCAAGGACGGGGGTCGGACGACGTGCTACATCGCCGACGAGCTGCACGAGTGGACCGGCGGCAAGGAGCGCAATCACCTCGTCAACTCGAACTCCCTCGCCAAGCGTGCCAACGGTCTAGAGCTGAACATCTCCACGGCCGGCGCGACGAAGGACTCGCTGCTCGGTCAGCTCTATGAGTACGGCCGGAAGCTTGCCTCTGGCGAAGTCGTCAACCCGCGCTTCCTGTTCGAGTGGTGGGAGTCGACAGGATGTTGGGACCTCTCGGACGATGAGCAACTCCGCGAGGCACTCATAGAGGCCAACCCCGCGGCGGATGACATCCCGATCCTGCTCGACAACGCAATGGCTCGTTACCACGACCCCGATGTGCCAGCTCACGAGTTCGCCCGCTACTACCTCAACCGCTGGACGCCCGCGCCCTCGCGTTGGCTCTCTCCGGCCGAGATTGCCGCCGCACGGCTGGCCCTCGTGCCGCCCGATGGCACAGAGGTCGTCCTCGGCTTCGATGGCTCTACGTCCCGGGACTGGACGGCGCTCATGGGATGCACTCTCACCGGCATGCCGCACGTCTTCGTCGTCGGGATCTGGGAGCGCAATGAACACGACCCCGACTGGACCGTGCCGCGTATGGAGGTAGACGCCCGTGTCGCAGAGGCGTTCGGCCGCTGGAAGGTGCGCATGATGGCGTGCGACCCGGCCGGTTGGACGCAAGAAATCGAGGGATGGGCCATGCGCTACGGCGAGGAGATCGTCCAGGTCATCCCGCAGACCGCCGAGCGCATGGCCCCTGCCTGCGACGTGTTCCGAGCCGAACTCACGACGGGACGCCTGACGCACGACGGCAACTCCTCGCTCGAACGCGCGCTCGGGAACGCAGTCACAAGAGAGACGCGATGGGGCCTGTCGATCGTCAAGGACGCGAAGAATTCCCCGCGCAAGATCGACCCGGCCGTGGCCGCAGTACTCGCCCGCCTGGCCCGCAACCTAGCCCCAGCCCCGAAGCAACGCCTAGCCGCCTTCTTGGTGTGAGCGATGGCTGCTGCCGCTGCGGCCGGTCACCGGCCGTGTCGATGCCTCGCCTCGACCCAGCCCGTTCTCCACGACACTCAGACCATCGTGCGAGCCAGGCCGCCGGACCCGGTCAGCGTGACACTCAAACCATCGTTGCGGTCGGCTGACCGGTAAAGCTCGACGAGGGCGAGCGGGCACTGGCATCGCTATCGGCTGGCTGAACGAGAATGGGGTCGAGGACGGTCGAGGTGCGCGAGTTGGTCGCGGAGAAGGGGGTGCTATTGACGCGCAAGCGGTCGAGTGGCGAGCGACTCCGGCGGCGTGTCCGGGGCGGACCTGGTCGAACTCGGCCGGATACATTGCCGACGTGGCGAGACGCTGGCTGTCCAAGCAGGGTAGGCTGGGTCTGAGTCGTGGGGCTTGACCTGGTTGGCCCGTTCCCGGTCGGCGCGGCCGCATTGAGCGTCGCGGGCGGCCCCGGCGGCGGCAACCCAGGAGCCCATTCGACCATTGCGTCGAGCGCGAACATAGTTTGACGAGGCTGGGCATCCCTTCGACACTGCGCGCAGCAGACCAACCGACTGACGGGAGCGCGGAAGCACCTTGGCCGAACGCACACTGATCGACATCTATGGCGACGAGAGCTGCCATCTCGAACGCGATGGGCACGACCTCATGGTCCTTGGCGCGGTTGCTGTACCTCATGAGAAGACGCGCGCGGTTGCTGACCGCATCCGCGATCTCAAAGAGGCCCACGGCCTACCCCGCGACTTCGAGGTCAAGTGGACCAAGGTGTCGCCGGCCAAGATCGACTTCTACCTCGCGCTGGTCGACCTCTTCCACGACGACCCGGACCTGCGCTTCCGCGGATACGTCGCCCA